ATTTTTGGGCTTTCTCAGCACGTTTAGCAAGTCGTTCGTTAGCTTGTTCCAGTTGCTCCTTTTGTCGCTGTAAGCTCAAGTTATGATTGATATAAGCAATTTGCTGTGCATGTCGTCCAAGTTTGCCTTGCGTATTAAGCTCGATTAGTTTAGCCAGTCCATCGCCAAGAATTTCATCAGGGACAAGATTATATTTGTATTTTTTATTTGTGTTGCGTACGTAGTTATCAAGCGTTTGTTTAATTTTAAGTTTTTTGTGCAGTTCTCTTAATGTTGTCAATTTAATACTCCATCATATATTTTACCAAACTTCAAAGCGTTAATTTTCACTAAATGCTTCAAGTCTGATATAAATTGCTGTTCTTCGTCAAAGTCAAATGGAATTGATACGTTTTCCTTGATCCAAGTGAAAGCTCCGTCAAAGTCTTGTCTTAGTAAGCTCATTTTATCCACGATGTCAATAATTTGCTCTCTCTCTTCTGCTGTGTACATGAAACCAACTTTCCATTAAAAAGGTAAATCTTCCGTGTTAACTTCAATCGGTTCAGAACCACCAAATAAGTCCTGTTTAGCTTGTGCTTGCTTTCCATTATCATTAGAGATAAATACTTTTTCAACAGTAGGGAAAACAAAGTTGTAATTTACGTATTCGCCTGATTCCTTAGCTTGTACACGACCGCTGACCGTTACTGTGTCGCCTAATTGAATGAAGTCAGGCAAGAAAGCCGAACCATACGCAACTTTTACATTAGATCCCTTTTCTTTTTCAAATAATGGAACAGAAATAATTTTCTTGTCGCCTTTTGCTGTGTTTACTGTACGTGTATTTTTTTCGTTCGCTTGTGCTGTTACTGTGATGATTGCCATTTTTTATTTTCCCTCTGTTGCTTTCCAAATTGTCATGATGTCAAAGATTTCTTTTTTAGTCTTTGCTTTAAGTAGTTCCATATTAGGATATCCAAGTTCTTCAGCTCTATTTAGCGCTGGCTGGATCTCTCTAAGTCGTTGCTTTTCAGCTTCAAGTTCTTTCTGCTCTTCTGTCAAGTCGGGCAAATCTTCATTTGCATAGATGTATAATCCTAAACCATGGCGAGCGATTGCCTTAACTAGTCCACGCTGAATAGCTTTATTTACGTCCATGGAAGTCAGTTTTTCAACTGGGATAGATTGGTTTCGATAGTCCATTACAGGCAAATACTCAATATGCTCTAAGCCCTCAATAGTCATACCAACTTTAACCCAAGCCGTCCTACCGTCTGTGTGATAATTTAACCCAAGCTCATTTTCATAAACTTTACTATTAGCTTCAGGATAAACTTTTTTAACTTCAGACCATGCAAATGCCCAACTCAAATAGTCAAGATTATTCTTTTTACTCTTTTTATCATTAACATTAATGATACTTAAGGTTTCAAATACGCTCATTTTTTCCTCTTTCCACAGTGAATACATCGCCTTGCCTTGTAATTTCGATATTATATTTAAGCATAGGTAGGATATAACCTTTGCCCCAATAGTTCCATAATTCGCTTATCAAGCCATATAAGCACTCGTTAGGTTCCGCTCTATACTTTGTTTCGTTCATTTCTTCGAGCTCTTTAGACAGTTTTCTGACGCCTCTGGCATAATGTTTACTTGCTTTTTCTTCTGCTTTTAAACTTTTGTAATTGCTTTTCATAAATGAACTCTCTAATATCGTCTTTCTGCTGTTTTTCCTCTTTATCAGACCAGCCAACTTTTTGACCTTTTCGCTTGCCACTTTGATAAACTCGTCTATTATCATCAGGAAAGCCATTTTTCTCGAAGTACATTCTAGCATATTCAAAGTAATTTAAGCTGTTGATGTACTGCTGACTACCCTTTTTGTGATAATTGAGAGTTATTAATCGCCTTTCAGCTAGTTCTTCAAAAGATGTTATCATACTTCTTCTTTATAAAAACATAAGTTTTCAAGTGCAACATACTCTTTGCTGTTTTTCTCGACTTCTTTCGCTTCATCAATACTAGCTGTTAATTGTGATTGTACGCCAGTATAATATAAACGGTCCAAGCCACTAACATCAGAAAAAGTATGAAACTTAAATTTAGGTTCAATTACTACATAACCGTTGATAACAGCTTCAACCATTTTCAATTTATCAGATTTTACAAAAGCTTCACTTTTACAATCATCTCCGTCTGTTAAATTATATCCCCAACCAAAACGAGTGATGTGATAAAGTGCTTTTCTTTTGTTATCTTCATCTTCAAGACTACCAAAAGTTCCAAGAAATTCAGCTTGTTTTTGCGTTAATTTAACTACCATTTGTTAGTTCTCCTTTATTTCTATATATACTATTATACCAAAATTAATTATCGTTGTCAAATGTTAGATGATATTTTTTCATTTATTTCTACTTTTAATTGTAACGCCCTAATCAATGCACGTTTAGAATAATCATTTTCGCAAGCTGTATGCAATTTTTTAGACTGTCTGACTAGAAATTCAGCACGTCCAAGCCATACTTTAAAAAGTTCATCATTGTGCCATTCTGCTTTTACCATTTCATCTAATGCACGATATAACCAGCCATAAACTTCTGCATGTAAATTAATAGCTTTGTTTTCGTAATTAATCATTTTCTATTACTTTACCTTGTCCTTTTGCTAAGTCTAAGAAAGCCTGTGCTGATTCTTTCGTTTTTTCGATTGGTGTTTCAACCTTTACTTTTTCCACTAGTTCGCTGTCAGGTTCTTTTTTATCTTGTTCGATTGAAGTAAAAGCCGAACCAACATAACCCCAAAGAATCTCATTATTAAATGCAAAGTTTCTAGCAAATACTTTCATGATAGAATATCTGTTTTTAGTCTTACTATTAATTTTTGGCGACATAGTAAAAGCTATCTCGTACCAAGATGGAATTGTCGTAGCTCCCAATATATGGCTTGGAATGATGCGAAAATCACGCTCTGTCAAAGATTGTTCTCCGGACTGTTTTCTAGCATGCGCTACAACCATAAACGTAACATACTTATCGTGTTTCATATCTAAAGTGTTTCTAAGGTTTGTAATTCCTCTTAGGACTTCTGCCATTGGTTGATTTGCGTTAATTATATCGTTGTCATCTAACAAGTCTTTTAGAGGATCTAAGATAACAAGTCCAATGTCTTTTTCTAGTATGAAGTTATATAGCTCTCTAAGTCCTACATTGTGCTTTTTCCCTTGGCTATCATATTTCCATGTATCAAGTTTGAAAGCTCCGCCATGTAAAAAATACAAGTTATCAGGACTATCTCTTCTTGAACCTTTCAAGCGTTGGTGCTCTGTCAGTCTGCTATTCTCGTTCTGAATAAATAACACGTTAGTTTTAGTTGTTTCTCTGCCAGCGAACGGCTCTCCTAGTGCCATTGCCTGCGCTAAGTCTTGCGCTAGTGAGGACTTCATGCTCTTCTCACTACCTGTTATAAGACCAAGTGAACCTTTAGGCAAAATATCTTGTACATTCCAAAGCAAACCGCCTGAAAAGTCTTCTGATTCTTTAAGTTCTTTAGCTGTGCTTACTTTATCAAATAGGCTAGTCATTTATTTCTCCTTTAGTATATAATATCAAAAAAGACTTGAAAAGTCAAGCCTTTTTATTATATTTTTCTTTCAGAGTCATATAATCACTAACTCTTTTCCCGTGTTCTTCTTTATAAAATCTATGCCATGATTTTTCCTCTTTATATAGAGTTTCATAAAAGTTTTTGCTTTTCTCTTCTCTTAATGCTAGATCTTTCCAATAATCAACATCTCTCGTTAATTTTGCATATTCTTCATTACTAATAATTTTAACCATTTGATTCTCCTTTTCTTATACCATAGTATCAATTTATTTTATATTTGTTAAATATTAAATTCTATTCTGTGCTACTTTTTTATCTAGCCCTTAGCCCTTATCGTGTCG